TAGAAATAAAAGAATTTTTAGAACAAGTATTGTTTTTATTTAATCTTACTATTAAGACAGAAATATTTCCTAAACAAACTAAGTTGGGTTCGAATACTGAAGGTCAAAAAATGAATGGAAACTTTATTAATCTTCCATATTTTAACAAAGTAGAAAGAGTTGCATTAAAACCAGATGGGACTGAAATGTCTTTAGATACATTTTTAAAATGTGTTGAATTAAATAAAGTTAAAGTAGAACAATTAAGAACTATAAAAGACAAAATTATTCAAGATGAATTAACTGGTGGTGCAGATGAATTTAAAGATGGTCCACCATGTTTAGGTATTTTAACAAAAGAAATAATGACAGATAATAGAGATAGATTCTTATTTAACTATATGGTGTTTGCTAAGAAAAAATATTCAGATGATTGGAAAACTAAAGTATTGGAAGCTGCTAGAAATTACTTTAAGTTTGATCAAAACTGGACCGATGATCATGTAAAACAAAAAATAAAAAGTTGGGATAAACCAACAGCAGGTCATACTTGTCATCAAGATCCAATCAATACAGTCTGTGTTAAATCTGAATGTGTTAAAAGAAAATATGGTATAGCAAGTGAAGTTAAAGCAAGTTGGCCTGTACTTGGTAACTTGCAGAAGATAGATTTTAAACCAGATCCTGAATATTATTTTACTGTAGAGAGAGAAGATGGTGAAACGGTTCCTGTTCATGCAAAAGATATTAATAAAATAAAAGAACAAAAAGAAATGACTGGTATAATTATGGCTCAAGCGGATATACCTGTTCCTCCTATTAAAAGAATGGAATTTTTTGAAATAATTAGAACACTATTTGATAATCTAGATACGGTGCAACCGGCTCCAGGAACCAGGCCTCATGAGATATTACATAAACATTTAACTAATTTTGTTAATGAAACAAAAGCAACTAACTATCATTCATTTAAAAGTGGAAACGTTTATAAGGATGAAGTGTATGCATACTTTGTTTATGATGAATTCTATAGTTATTTAAAAGATAGAGAATGGAAAAAAGATTCTTCTAGGACTTCTCATATGATTGAAAAGTTATTTGATAAACCAGAATATAAAGATGATCCTAAACCAGAATTTAATAAAAAGAAAAGGTATCCCGGTAAAGATAAGAAAACAGGTAAACCATTTCCAGGAGTTAATGGCTGTGCAATGATTCCATTATATATTTTTAAGGATGAAGAAGAAGATGTTGAAGAGATTGTAGATATAGAAGATGAAAAGGATATTGTATAATGATCTATAAATATTATGGACCACCTGGCACAGGTAAGACTTATAAACTTATATCTAGAGCTAAAGCTTACGTTAAAATTGGTACACCATTACATAAAATAGGTTACTTTGCTTTTACTAAAAAAGCAGCAACAGAAGCTAAAACTAGAATGCCAGCAGAAGATAAAAAACTTCCTTACTTTCAAACACTTCATTCTTTTGCATATCACCAATTAACTTTAAATGAAGAGGATGTAATGCAACCATTTCATTACGAAGAGTTAGGAAAACTTTTAAATATAAAAGTTAAATATCACGATAAATATAATAAAGAAGAAGTATCTTATTTAAATTGTGATAGTCCATATTTTCAAATGATTGGTAAAGCAATGAATAGAGATACATCCGTTAGAGAAGAGTTTGATAGAAGTGAGCATAATAATAAAGAAATAAAATGGCATCTACTTAAATACATAGATGACAATTTAAAAATATATAAACAAAAAAGAAAACTACTTGATTTTAATGACATGATTAAGAATTTAATAAATAAACAAAATTTACCTAAGTTTAAAGTTATATTTATAGATGAAGCTCAAGACTTATCTCCACTTCAATGGCAGCTATATGATAAATTAAAAGAATGTGCGGATGATATATATCTTGCGGGAGATGATGATCAAGCTATTTATGCTTGGGCTGGAGCTAATGTAGAAAGATTTATAGAAGAACCTGCGAAAGAAAAAGTTTTAAAATATTCAAAAAGAATATCTAGAGTTATACAAGAAGAATCTGATATACCTATTAGCAAGATCAAGGGACCTAGAAAAGATAAAAATTATTATCCAAGAAAATTTGAAGGTATAAGTGAAAGAATAAATAATTTAGATCAAATAGATTTAACTTCAGGTAAATGGTTAATACTCACAAGAACACTTTCTAGATTAAGCTCTATTAAAGAAGAGTTAATAAAAAGAAACTTATATTTTAAAGTCAAAAAAGAAAAAAGTTTTAAGGTTAGATTATATAAATCTGCAATGAATTATACTTATTGGTGTATGGGTAAGATACTAGAAGAGAAAGATATTAAAGACATAAATGAATTTACTGGTAAAGAAAAATGGAATCATGAAGTCGAATGGTTTGATGCATTTGAAGAAGCAGATGAGAAAGAAAAATTATACATAAAAAATATGTTAGATAATGGAGAAAATTTAAATGAGGAAGCTAGAATATCTATATCAACTATACATGCTAGTAAAGGTGGTGAAGAAGATAATGTAATTTTGTGTCTAGACATAGGTAATAAAATAAAAAAAGCTATGCTAAAAAGCATAGACAAACATGATGAAGAACATCGTGTATGGTATGTCGGGATAACACGTGCCAGAAATAATTTATATAAACTAAAAGCTAACCTAAAAAGAAATGAGTATAAACTATGAGAATAATTACATCAGATATATTTATAATTAACATAATGGAGGTTTTAAAATGAGCAATAAAGACATGTTTGATAAAGCATTTCCACAAGATAAGCAGATAGGCGGGAGTCATTACAAAGACTTTCACATACAGCCTTATGAATTTATTTCTAAAAACGATCTTTCCTTTTTTCAAGGAAACGTTGTGAAGTACGTCTGTAGATACTTGAATAAAAATGGAATACAGGATATAGAGAAGATAATTCATTACTGTGAATTAGAAATTAAAAAGATGAAAGATACTGGTAAAAAAAAATAATGAATACATATACTGAAATTTTTGGTTTGTTATTTATAACAATATTTATGTTTGGATTAATATAATGCTGATGCCAACTACAGAATGGGTAGCACCCACAGAATTTCCTGATCTAAGAAAAGCGGATGAGATTGCAATTGACTTAGAAACCAGAGACCCTGATTTAAAGAAACAGGGTTCAGGGTCCATTATAGGTAATGGTGAAGTTGTTGGTATAGCTGTAGCTGTAGATGGTTGGAAAGGTTATTTTCCAATAGCACATGGTGAAGGACCTAATATGAATCGTAAAAAAGTTTTAGATTGGTTTACAGATATTTGTGCATCAGATGCTACTAAATTATTTCACAATGCTATGTATGATGTGTGCTGGATACGTAATTTAGGTATAAAAATCAATGGTTTGATATTAGATACAATGATTGCTGCATCATTAATTGATGAAAATAGATTTCAATATTCATTAAATTCTTTATCTTGGGTATATTTAAATCAAGGTAAGAATGAAGCTTTACTAAACAAAGCAGCTAAAGAAAGAGGATTAGATCCTAAAGCTGATATGTGGAAACTACCAGCACAAGAAGTTGGATCATATGCTGAAAAAGATGCTGAACTTACTTTAAAACTTTGGCAACACCTTAAAAAAATAATTATTGAGGACGATCTTCAGGATATATTTAATCTTGAAACAGATCTGTTTCCTTGTCTGGTTGATATGCGTCACCTAGGGGTGCGGGTAGATGTCGAAAAAGCCAGTCTACTGAAAACAGAATTGGCAGCAAAAGAAGAAAACCTAGTACAACAAATACAAAAAGACACAGGAATAGAAACTCAAATATGGGCAGCAAGATCAATTGAAAAAGTTTTTCAACAATTGAACCTACCTTATGACCGTACTGAAAAGACTGACTCTCCTTCATTTACAAAAAATTTCCTTTCCTCTCATGAGCATCCTGTGGTTCGCATGATAGCAGAGGCAAGAAAAATAAACAAGGTCCGTACAACTTTTATTGATACAATCTTAGAACACGAACACAAAGGGAGAATACATGCAGATATAAATCAGATTAGATCTGATCAAGGAGGAACAGTCACAGGAAGATTCTCTTATTCTAATCCAAACCTACAACAAATTCCAGCACGGGATCCAGAGACAGGACCTTTAATAAGAAGTTTATTTATTCCAGAAGAAGGACACAGCTGGGGATGTTTTGACTACTCACAACAAGAGCCAAGACTGGTTGCACACTATGCTTTAAAATTTGGATTACCTTCTGTTAATCAAATTGCAGATTCATATGATACAGATCCAGCAACAGACTTTCATCAAATCGTAGCTGACATGGCAGAGATACCACGACTACAGGCTAAGACAATTAATCTTGGTTTGTTTTATGGTATGGGTAAAGCTAAACTACAGGCTGAGCTTGGAGTATCAAAAGTAAAGGCCACTGAGTTATCGGATAGATATCATTCACGAGTTCCATTTGTAAAACAACTCATGAATACGTTAATGAATATTGCGTCTACCAAGGGACAAATTAAAACTTTATTAGGAAGACGTTGTAGATTTCCCAGGTATGAACCTATCTTAAGAGGAATAGATTGGGGTAAATTTGTACCGGCAGAGGACAAAGAAAGAATGTTGGAACTGCAGGCAATGGGGCCTCATTTAATTGATGAAGAAGGGGAAATAATAAAAGATAAAGATAACAAACCCAAAAAAAATTATTGGCATCAAAATACTTCGCGAAGAGCGTTCACTTATAAATCTTTAAATAGACTCATTCAAGGATCAGCTGCTGATATGACAAAGAAAGCTATGTTAGATTTATGGAAAGAAGGCATTGTCTCTCACATTCAAATTCACGATGAGCTAGACATTTCTATTAAAGACGAAGCTCAGGCTAAAAAAATAAAAGAAATTATGGAGAGTGCTGTTGAGTTAGAAATTCCTAATAAGGTTGATTATGAATCAGGACCAAGTTGGGGAGAAATAGAATAATTCCTTGTAAAATGGGCGTTGTTTTATGATTAAAATATAGATATAATAAGAGAAAAATAAGGAGAAAACTTATGAACAAAATAAAACAAGTATGGGCATTAGCACAAGCTAATCCGAAGATAGCTACCGCTGCTGTGGTAGTAATCATTGCCATATATTTTTTAGTAAACTAGGAACTGTATGACCCATGGCCTATCTAAATGCAAACATCCCTGTGCTCTATTCACAGATCAGGAGAGAATATCTTTATGATCTTAAAGAACATCATGGAGAAGTGGAAGACTGCATTATATTTGGCCTGGCATCGATTACAGGACGTCCCGTACTCTTTCATGCAATTATGGAAAACGGTGCGGTCTTCTATAGGCTCCCTATCTCCGCGTTCATTCAAAGAGGATTTAGAGCAAGTGAAGTTCCTCGGATGCGACTTGATGAGCTGGAGCTATGGAATTGCTTTAGTTACTATCCTAGCGTTTTGCTTTTTGATATCTTAGACGGCCAATCTGGAAAATTTTTTGGAAAAGATAAGAAAACCCACCCAGGTGCTTACCTCTTTACTGTTGACTGGGCACATCCAGAGAGTAATATAGTAGATACGGATCATTCTGAAATACCGCATGAACATAAATGCGCACACATTCTAGCCCTAGAGAATGGAAATTATGCAGCACAACCTAATAATCGTATCCTTTGGGATATACCTTCG